TCAGGATTATGTCGCCGTAGTGGTAGCCGGTGAAGTACAGCTTGTCGGCGCCGTAGCGGTCGATGGCCGCCTGCGTGACGACGTACTCGCCGTTGCGGCCGCGCTCGATGGAGCCGTCGCCCAGCGCCCGGTAGACGTCGATGGAGCCGAAATCCTTCTGCCATCGCAGCTGGAGCATGTTCCCGCTGTAGAGCTTCTTGCCGGGATTCTGCCGGGCCCACTCCTCGTAGTATTCCTTTTTCCATCCCGTAAGGGTGGCCGGATCGACCTCCTCGTTGCCGAAGGCGGTCGGGTCGACCCCGTTGCGGCGGGCCTCGTCGCTCAAGGACAGCACCCGCAGCATGTTCTGCTTGCCTTCGCTGCGATAGACTTCGTTCCAGCGCATGACTTCGCGCGCGTCTACCGGCTCGCGGCCGAGGATGTCGACGATCGACGAATACACTTCGGAATACTGCCGGTCCCACTTGCCGTTCTTGTCGTTGTCCCACCACTCCGGCTTGTCGCGGTTCTTGTCCGGCTTGTATTTTCCGGAAGACGGGTACGCATTCGACCCGCCCCACTGCGACGCGGAGACCATGTTGGCCGCGGAGTTCCCGCGGGCCAGGTGGTCCTTCTTGTAGTCCTCGTACGAGCTATGGGGAGTCAGCGGCATGCTACAAGGCCCTTATGTCCCCGAACCCGTAGCACCCGGACACCTGGATCAAATTGGGCTCGTGCGTGCGCTCGGCCGTGCGCTGGTCGTCGATCAGGCGGTACGCGTCGGCCTCGTAGGCCTTGGCGGCCTGGAAGTCGCGCTCGTTCTCGAGCTCGATCGCCATGACCATGAGCTTCAGAGCGTCCATGTTCTGGACGATCAGGACGTCGTCGGCGTGCAGGAGCGGCACGAAGCCGAGCTCGCACAGCGCGTAGATCGACGATCCGTTTTCGTAGTCGGGATAGGTGATCCGGTACCGGCGGTAGCGCGGGTTCGTCTCCTGCGGGTGGTACTTGGCCAGGAAGTGGAACGCCATGGCGTCGAGGTCGCAGGCGTACAGCGACACGAATCCGGACGTGGCCGGCTTCTGCACGCGCTCGACGTCGCGGACGGGATCGGACAACTCGACGGTCTCGCCGCCGGCGGACGCCAGATCCATGAACAGATCGCCCTCGACGCCGTCCTTCCAGCGCTGGATGGGAAGGGCCATTCCGGGGAGCGGCGAGCCAAGGACCTGGTTCTTGCCGTCGCGGCCGTAGACGACCAGCGCTTTCGCTTCGTCCGCCGCCTCGGTGGAAAAGGCGGCCAGGCCGAAGGTCGAAAAGACGGGCTCCTGGCAGTTGTCTTCGTCCGCCTCCATGCAGGGGACGTCGAACATCGTGGAGTAGTGGTTGCCCATGTCGACGAGGTACTTGCCGGACATGGTCGGGTGGTGGCACGCCACCTCGCCCCAGCCGCCGGACACGAACTCGTAGGCGCGGCCGAAAAGCGGCGCCGGAGCGCCGTCCATCGTGAAGTGGAGGATCTTCTCGACCTCGCGCGGAAGCGTGATCGTGTCCTTGCGCGTGAAGAAGCGCACGACGCGCTCGACGTGGATCGGCTTCTTCGGGCGGTTCATGATCCGCCGCGTGGCCTGGTTGATGCGCGCGGCGGCCGTCTCGAACCGGCACGTCCCGCCGTTGATGCGCGGGCTCAGCTCGGTCACGGCGTCCTGCAGGGTGTAGAAATTCATGTCCTCATTCCTCCGGGGCCGATCCTAGCTCTTCCGGAACGCCGGAGTCCAGATCAACCGTGGCGCAAAGCGCGTCTTCCCCGCCCGTGAACGCGTCGCCGCGCGAGGCGCAGAACACGGCCGACCGCAGGCGGGCGTGCCCGGTCCACTCGACCGCGAACTCGATCGAATACCCGGTGCCGGCGTTGTCGGCCTCGACGGCCACGCGAAACGGACCCGTCGGCCCGCCCAGCGAAGACCTGAACCGGCGCGGGTCGGAAGCGTGCCAGGCGCCGCCGTCCGGGCGCCAGCGGACGGAGACCTCCAGGTCGGTATGGACCCGGTCGAACGACAGGTCGGCGTACTTGACGCGCTTGAGGTCGAACGGGGCCTTGAAATCGAACGCGGCCGAGCGCACGGCCGCCGTCTGCGCCGGATCGCGGAAGGAACGGGCGAACGTCCCGATGCGCAGCGGGGCCGACGCCGACGCGCGGACGACGGCCCCGAGGACGCCCTCGCCGGCCTTCAGCACGGCGTGGAACAGGGGGCCGCGCCAGGCCCCGGCGAACACCCGCGACGGGGTCTCCCCGGAAACCTGGAAGTTCGCCAGGTCCCACGGCAGGACGTCCCGGAAGGCGACGCTGCCGTCGCCAAGCTCGACGCCGTCGGAGGTGAAGACGGCGTAGTTGTCGGAGGCCGCCAGGGAAACGAACGGCTCGTGCGCGGCCGCCGTGCGGCCGACGAGGGTGGAGATCTCCGGACTGAGCGGGTACACGGCCAGGCCGCCGGACGCCGTCTCGGACGACGCGGCGAACTTCAGGGTGCGCAGGCCCCCGTCGCCGCGGTAGACGAGATCGGAGTTCACGGCGTCGACGGCCCACGGGCTCCGGGAACCGGACGTCTGGAACAGGACCTGCCCGAACCCGGGCAGCAGCCACTGGTTGTCCTCGTCCCCGCGCTTCACGCTGACGGAGTAGACGACGGATCCGCGGCGGCACATGGCGAGCAATTCGCCCAGGCCGGTGCCGGTGGAGGCGTTGCGGAAGAAGGCGAGGAAGGTGATGAGCCCGTTCTCGGCCGGCACCGTCAGGGCGCCTCCGCCGTTGACCTCGTCGTTCTGGCGGAAAACGAGCATGCGGTCCGGGTCGTCCCAGCGCTCGTCGTCGCCGGCCACGATATGCCGGAGCCCGTCGTAGCGCCAGCCGACGATTCCGGAGGCGATGCCGTTGTCGTAGTACCGCTCGACGGCCACGAACAGGCGGCCCTGGCCGAACGCCATGGCCTTGCCGATCGGAACGCGGATCGCGTCGCAGTCGTTCTCGAGGCCGGAGTCGAAATCCGGATCGTCGCTCTCGTAACGAAAATCCTTCACCTTCAGCCGGTCGTTGCCCCAGATATATTCGGTCTCGAGGTTGTCGACGGGAGAGTCTTCGTGGAAGATGATCGGCCAGTTCTCGACGGGAGCGTAGATTCCGTTCTGGACGACGGCGTACTTGCCGGCCTGGCAGAAGTAGGCCCGGTCGAAATCGACCGTCGGGAACTCGCCGACCTTGGTCCAGGCCGCGGTCGAAAAATTGTATGTCCACACCTGCCCGGAAACGACCAGCACCCACCGCAGCGCGCCCTCGAGCTCGTAGCGGAAGGCGCCCTGGAACCGGCCCTGGACCGGGCAGTCCAGCGCCAGGAAACCGGGCCGCGACTCCGCCAGGCCGTTGCGGACCTCGACGTTGAGCAGCCGCGCCGCCTGCCCTTCCGGCAGGAAAGACGGATCGAGCAGGTCGTTGACCCCTTTCGGGAACCCCTGGATCGCGACCCTGGCCACGGAATCGTTCTGCATCACGGCACCGGGGTTATGGATTTGATCAGCCCGTTCTCGATCTCGAGCGTCTGCCCGTCGAGAACCTGCGAGCCGGTGAACGTGCCGTCGAACTTGGCGTCGACGTATTCTTCGGATGCCAGGCCGGCCACGGCGAGGCCTACGAACGCTTCGGACGCCAACCCGGCCACGGATTGGTCCACGTAGTCCTTGGTGGCCATGCCGGAAATCTCGTCCTTGGACGCGTACGGGACGAGAGCGGACTGCACGTCTTCGGGGGTTGCGGCGGCGGCGGCGACGGCCTGCGCGGCCTGCGCCTTCGCGTCGGCCTCCCGGACGGCGGCGTCCAGGGCGGCGGCCAGGCGCAGAAGCTCGGCCCCGGTGAGGGAGCTGAGGAACATCCTGCGGAGCTCCGCCAAATGGGTCGCCGAGAACGGAAGGGCCATTTGCGACCTCCTACGTCCGGATGATGGTCTTGCCGACGACCAGGGTGGTGCCGTCGTAGTACGGCGTGTTCAGGGCCTTCAGGACGAAATTCGTGCCGTCGTTGGAAAGCGCGTAGTCCGGGTTGGCGGTCAGCCAAACCACGAGATCGGCGTACGCGGCGCACGCGTAAGACGTCGTGCCGTCCATCTCCAGCCAGCCGTCCGGGATCGTCGCCCCGGAGAAGCCGATCATGGAGCCGGTCGGCAGGCTCGAGTCGTTGACGACGTTCGAGGTTCCGTCGGTCAGGGCGAAATACTTGAAGTGGATGAGGTCGCCGTCCTGCGGAACGAACGACAGATAGACCTTGTCGCCGGAGACGACGAAATCGTTGGGCTGCCGCTGGACGCCGGAGTTGAGGATCAGCGTGCACTGCGACCGGGTGTAGGCGACGTGGTCGAGCTGGATCCAGCCGACCGCCTTGTACTGCGCGCCGGTCAGGTACTTCTCCGCCCAGAACGCCCGGGTGCCGTCCATCTCGACGACGTTCTGGTACACGTTGACCGTCGGAACGGTCTCCGGGCAGCAAGTATTGATGCCTCTCATGTCCGTCTCCTATCCGCTTCTCCTGAAAAATCCCGGCCCCGGGCCCCATTGCGGGGCCCGGAGCAGGGCCAATCCCGGGGAGAAGAGCCAGGATTGCGGCAATCGGCTACTGCATCTTGATCAGATCCAGCACGACGAAGAACACGCCCTGCGTGGCCGTCGAGCCGGTCCAGGTCACGTCGAGCTGGTCGTCCGAGGTCGAGTAGACCGGGGCGGCCGGAAGCGTGCTGGTCAGGGCGCCGGACGTCCCCACCACGTTCGTGACCACCGGCACCACGTTGGTGACGCCGTTGAACACGTTCGTGATGATCTGGCGCTGCAGCGTGACGGCGGACAGCGCCGTGGACGCGCCGAGCCGCTTCAGGCCCGTCGACTGCAGGGTCGTCCCCGCGGCCAGCAGGTCGTTGGCCGACACCAGGTGGATGGCCTGCGTGGCCGTCGCGGGAAGCACGGCTTCCGCCACGTACACGTAGCCGCCCACGACGGCGACGTTGTCGGGAATCGTCGCGCCGAACTCGACCACCCCGGTGCCGCCGTCGACTTCCACGTCGTACTTGGCGATGAGGTAGCCGAACCGGTTGTCCTGGTCGGGGATCCGGCTCTGTTCCTGGAGGACGGTGGCGTCCCGCAGGGTCGCGGCGCTCTCCGACAGGACGTTCACGGTGAACGTGGTGCCGTCGGCGTTCGTCACGGTTGCGGCCTGGGCGGACAGGCAAAGCCCGAACGCGAGGACCGCGAGAATCGACTTGGTGAACTTTTTCATGTGCTTTCTCGTTTCCTTTTCAATGGTTGCCCGGGAGGGACCGGATTGGCCGGCCCCTCCCGGTACGGGTTAGGCCGAGGTCACCTTGCCGGCCGCCGTGGTCAGGTAAGCGACCTCGAGCTTCGCGTACTCCGCGTCGGTGAACCCGAGCACGTAGGTGGGCGCGCTGGCGTCGCCGACGATGGTACCGGAGACGGTCGTCGCGGACGCGCCGGTCTGGGTGACCGTCACGGCCGAGCCGATGGCGCCGCTGAGCACCTTGGTCAACTTGACCGTGAGGGTCTTGTTGACCGCGTCGAAGTCGCCTTCCGCCGCGCTGACCGCCAGGGCGATCGCGCCGGTGCCGGCCGAAGCGTCCAGCTTGCAGACCGAAGGCCAGGTCTGCGGGCAGCGCCGGTACGCGAAGGCCATCGCGCGGGTGCTGTACCGCAGGGGCTTCGGAAACGCCGCCATGCGCATCGCGTGGAACCCGACCTCGCGGTACAGGTTCTCGTCCGACTGGTAGTTGATCCACATCCAGTCGCCGCTGAAGCCGGGGGCGGGACCGAAGGAGGTGCCGCCGGACAGGCTGTCCAGCTTGGGCGGGATGCGGATGCGGTACACGTCGTTCAGGAACACGACCGCCACCGCGATTTCAGCCGCGATGTACTCGGGGTTGAACTCGGGCAGGTTGCCAATCGTGATCTTGCGGCCTTCGCGCATCGGGAGGACGCGGCGGAACCAGAGGTCGGTGCCGTCGGTCTTCCAGTACTTGAAGCGCATCTGGCGCGTGTCGTGGATGAAGCCCCAGCCGCGCAGGTCCTTGAAGGTCTGCGTGTAGTTGTCGAAGAGCATCTCCGGTTTCGCCTCGCGCAGGTCGGCGCGGGTATCCGCGTCGTCGCGGACCATCTTGTCGACGTCGACCATGTTGAGCATGAGGCCGAACGTCGGCAGGCCGCCGATCGTCTTGAGCGCGGCGCCGGGGAACTCGCCCGAGGCCCACTGGTGGTAGTAGTCCAGGAAGCTCATGTTCAGCGTCGAAACTTCGACGCCGACCGGAATCTTCAGGACCGTGATCTTCTCGGTCGCGCCGTACGGGCCGCCCGTGTATTCGTACGTCTCGAAGGGATCGTACTTGAACTTCGGGTTGCCTTCCAGCGGGGCGCCGGCCGTCAGGACGTAGAGGTTCGCGGAGTCGGACGCCATCTTCATGTACATCTCGCGCGAATACACTTCCCACGCCTGCGACGTGATCATCACGCCCATGGAGTAGATGTAGCCGACCTGGCGGCGGGCTTCCTCGGTCCACATCGTGTCCTTCACGCAAATGACGGGCGAGCGCCACTCGGTGTTCAGGCCGGTGTACTCCTTCGACTCGACCGAGAACCCGTAGGTCTGGGTGTCGCCGATGGAGCAGGCGTTGTAGCCGCCGTCCTGGCCGTTGCCGACCACGGAAACCTGGATGGGCTTCCACTCGGAAATGCCGGCCTGCGGGCCGAGGCCCGGATGCCAGATGTTGGTCTTCTGCGAAAGGCCGCTGAAGAGCGGATACACCTCGCGGGCGATCCGGTCGCGGAACACCATCGGGTGCTCGCGGTCGTATTTTTCCAGGAACTCGTCGTAACGCTCGGTGAGGTCGATGAGCCGCTGTTCGAAGTTGGAGACCTTGAATTGGTCGCCGGGTCTGAAGGACATGGGAAACTCCTGAATGATGGTTCTCGAATGCGAACGCGCACCGTGCGCCTTCGCGCCTGGTCCTGGTGCATGACCGAGTAGTCACCATTCCCCCCGTCGGGGCTTCGGAGGCGGAGCAACCTCTGGATGTCTCCTATGCTCGCGAGTGAATCACAAACGCGAGACGGCGTCAAGCCATTTCAAAACAAAAAAGCGGCGGGCGTTTCCGCCCGCCGCCTGCGCGCAGCTCCGGCCTACGGACTCAGCGCTTCGGCAACGGCATCCTCCAGCCCGAGGGACGGATTCAGCGGCTTGCGGAAAGGAGGCGGCGGAGCCCCGTCGGCCGGCAGCGTCCGGCCGAACGGCGGAGAGCTGCCGATCACCTTGGCGTGCTCCGCCTCCAGCTCCTTGAAGCGCTTGAAGAGCTCGGCGTAACGCCGGCGGGTATCGGCCGCCGTGATGCCCTCGGCCACGAACGGGGCGAGCTTCTCCGGATCCTGGGACAGGAGCAGGCCCTTCAGAGTCTGCACCCGCTCCTTGATGGCGGCGTTCCACTCGTCGTTGCCGGCGACCTCCTTGTAGTAGGGCGACCCGAGCGCGATGGCTTCGGCAACGGCCTTGTCGGCCGCCGAATCCACCTGCCCGGCCATCGCCGCGAGCCGGGCGCGGGACTCGGCTTCTCCGATGGCGGCCGCGGTCTCCTTGGCCTTCTCCAGGGCCGTCTGCCGTTCCTGGGCCACCTCGTCGAACTGCGTCAGGAACGCCAGGAGCGTCCCCTTCAACGACGGAGCGGCCTCGTCCAGCGCGGATTCGCGGGCGGACGGGCGCCGCTCGGCGACCAGGCCGCGCACGAGGCGGGAAGCCTCTTCGGCCGGGACGCCTTCGGCCGCAAGCGCATCCACCATGCGGCGACCGAGCTGGTTCATCCGGTCGTCGTAGCGCTTGCGGAACTCGGGGCTGCGGGACAGGTCGATCTTGGCGATCTCGGCCTCCAGCCGCTTGACCTCGGCGTCGCGGGCCTCGAGCTGCTTGCGGATTTCCGCCAGCTGCTCGGCGTCCTGCGCCTTGGAGGAAAGCTCGTTGACCTTCTGGGACAGCTCCTGCAGGCGCTGGCGGGCCTCCTTGTGCGCGGCGCGCTCCTTGACGAACGCTTCGCGCTGCTTGCGGTCGGAAAACCGCTCGATGTCCGCGTCCTTCAGCAGGTCCGCCGGCATGCCGCCGTCGTCCTTCTTCGGGGCCGCGGCGGCGAGCGCCTCCGGCGACAGCGGGTCGAGTTCCACCGGCTTGGCGGCGGGAGGCTTCTGCGGCTCCCGACGCGGAGGAGCGGGCGGCTCCTCGCGGCGCGGCGGAGGCGGCGGAGGGGGCGGATCGTCGCGCCTGGCCGGCGCAGGCGGCGGGGCGTCCTTGTCGAGCAGCGCGAAGGCCGCTTCTCCGATGTCGCCGGGCAAGTTGTCGATGACCGGGGGCTTATCTTCGATTTCGATGGGGTCCATGTTCTTCTCCTGTTATCCGGGTTGTCCGGGTTGTTTTCCAAAGTTGCCGGCGATCTCCTCGTCGGACAGACCGTACAGCCGGCGCAGGAGCGCCCGCTCTTCCGGACTGATCGACGGATCGGCCTGCGACAGGACGCGCGCCGTCTCGGCGCGGTTGTTGGACACGGCGATCAGGTTGCGCAGCAGCTTGGCCATCCAGGTCGCGCCGCCGACGAACGCGCCGAACGACGCCTGCACGTGCTGCGGCTGGTCGTACGGAAACATTTCGCCGCGGATCGCGTTGACGGCCAGGTCCAGCAGCTTGTCGCCGCCGGCCGCCAGCCAGGCGCCGTGCGCGTCCACGACGGACGGGCTGGCGTCCAGAAACGCGAACAATTCGTGCCGCGGAACCGCCGCGCCGGTTTTCTTCTTCGTCATGCGCCTCTCCTGTTCTTCTCCCCGGGATCGACCCTACTTCTTCGTTTCCTCTGCGAGCGCCTGCTTGCGGCGGGCGATCTCCTCCTCGAGCGCCATCCGGCGCTCGGCCATCTCGCGCTCCAGCTGCTGGCGCGCCTCCATCGATTCGCGCTTGATCTGCTCCTGGGCCTCCTTGGCCCACTGGCGGGTGGCCGCCAGGGCCTGCTGGTGCATGGCGTCGAGCTGGGCGTCCAGCTCGATCTTGCGCAGCTTGACGGCGGTCTCCCCGTTCATGCGGTTCTCCAGTTCCTTCATGACCATCTGCTGGCGCTCGAGCTCCAGCTTCTGGCGCTCGTCGTCGCTCTTCTGGGCTTCCTTCTCGACGCGGCGGTAGAACACGACGAGTTCGGAGAGCATGGCGGCGGCGCGCTTGACGTAGTCCTTTCGGCTCTCGTCCTGCGCCAGGAACCGGATGTGCTCCTCGCAGTTCGGCAAGGCGGCGGCGAACGTGCGCAGGATCGCCTGCGCGTCGGCGCCGGCGCCGGCCTGCGGAGCGTCGTACGCCTGCACCATTCCGCCAAGCAGCTCGAAATGGATGGCGATATGCGCCGTGTGCAGCTGGTCGGACCCGGCCGGAACCGGCGAGCCCTCCCGGAAATCGTTGTTCTCCAGCGTGGCGATGGACTTCTCGTTCGTCGGAATCGCGTCGCGGGAGCCGATCGGGAACACGGAATCGACTTCGCGGTAGCCGATCAGCGCCGAGACGTACTGCCGCTCGACATGCCGGCGACCGGCCTCGTCCATGGACCCGCGCAGCCCCATGAGCTTGCCCCAGGTTTCCTCGCGGGCCTGCGGGCTGCCGCCGCCGATCGCCCGGTTGGCCTCGACGACCAGGGCCTTCTCGTGCTCGTCGAACAGGACCTCCGGAACGCCGCGGGACACGCAGCGCTCGCGGAACGCCTTGGCTTCCTTGGCGCCGGGAACGGCCGAAGACATCTTCGACGCCTTGACGACCCGCCGGAAGATCTCCCGGTGCAGGTTCGTCCACATCATGTACTCGAAATTGGCCGCGTTGTTCTCGATGCGGAACTCGCGCTGGCGTTCCGTCACGACCTCCTGCGTGGAACGCGTTCCGCGGGCCGACACTTCCATCAGCTCCGGGTTCATCCGGGTCATGCCGACGTTGTTGGAGTACACGCCGCGGATGGCCATGCGGACCTCCAGCAGCTTGTCGATCGGCGGTACGAAAGCGGACTGGACGGCCTGGACGCCGGGGGACAGGACGGTGGCGGGGCCGAAGCGCGTGACCGCGGCCTCGTCGGCGTCCCACCCGGCCTGCGCCTGCAGCAGAAGCCCGCCGGCGATCATGCCGCCGTCGAGCACCGTGTTGAGCATGCGGTTGGAAATCTCGCAGTACGGAGCCAGGTCGTGCCCCAGCCCGTCGACGGAACCGATCGTGCCCTCCGCGTAGTTGTAGGGGTTCAGCCAGATCGCTTCCGACATCTTGCCGAACTGGCCGAGCTTCCTGAAAATGAAATCCGGCGGCTGGAACGCGCACATCGCCGGGTCGACGTCGACGTAGTGCGACACCGACGAATCGGACACGGACTTGATCAGGTAGCGGACGACGGGAATCGTCTCCAGCTCGAACACCGCGACGTCGGACGGCCGGCTCGCCCGCCACGCCTCGAACGCGGACCAGTGCCCGACGACGTCGTCGCGGACGGACGGCGGCTCGGCGGTCGAGTTCGACTCGGTCGCCTGGTCGTAGAAATGCAGGACGACGGAGCGAAGCGCCTCGAGATTCCACCCCATCTTCTTCGCCGCCTCGCGTCGCTCCGGCTCCAGCAGCGGCAGGACGTCCTGCAGCGCCAGCGTGTCGCGGATCACGCAGCACGGAATCGAATCCGCCAGCGGCGCGAACTTCGGGTCCGTGAAAAAACTGTACTTGGGGACGCGCGACGGCCGCCAGTCCAGGTGGTCCTTCCAGGCCGCCACGCCCAAACCGAGCTTGATGCGGTCGCGGGAAATCTGGTCGATCAGCAGGTAGTTCTCCGGCCAGTCGACGTTGAGCAAATGGGTGTATTCCTCGGCGACGATCTCGCCGTAGTCGACCAGCGGATTGGGAGACTGGTACTCGCGGAACTCGGGACGCACGGTCACCTTGATCCGGTTGCCGATCTCCATGTGCAGGTCGTAGGCCGCGTCGGCGCGGTGGTTGACGATGCCCTTCATCTCCCGGAGATTCAGGTTCGCCCGCCAGCCCTGGCCCAGGCCGCGCAGCTCGGCGTCGTCGTACGGCGCCGCGCCGCGATGCAGCGCCATCACGCGCGCGTCGGCCTTGGCCACCGCCAGCAGGGCCTGCCGGTACCGCTGGTACACGGTGCGCGCGACGTCCGGGGTGCCGAGGCGGTCCTCGACGGGACGGGCCTGCGCGTCCACCGTCAGCAGGGCTTCCTGCTCGGCGTAGGGCGGCTTGGATACGCTGACGACCTCGGCCTTTTTCATTTCAGGACTCCGTTTTCTTTTCCGGAACGTGGGCCGGGGTGCCAAACAGCCAGCAATTCGGTAAATATTCGTGCTTCGAAAGCTCGTTCAGCGTTTCCTGCCGCACCCATATCTTTGCCCGTAACAAGCACTTGCATATTGCGCAGGTATCGAGAGCCTGGTCGTACGGAGTCTTTCGTCCGGCGCGGATGAACCACCCGAACACCTCGAAGAATTCGTTGCCCGGGCACGAGGTGCATATACCGTGCAGGTTAGCGGAACAATTCGCGCAAAGATTTGCGCGTCTGTTCGCCTCGTCCTGGTCGACCAAAAATTCCTTGCGCGCAAAAATTCTCCGCAGCAACAACTTCGTGCCGTCGCGGATCATGGCGACCGAGAGGTACGGAACCGCCGGCCGATTCGGCCCGCCCTCGCAGAACCCCGGCGGGCACAGCTGGCAGATGTAGTGCTCGACGCGCGCGGTCATCTCGGCGTCGCCGGGCCACTCCAGCCCCTTGGCCGAGTACCATTGCCGCAGCTGCAGGAACAGCCCGTGGCGCATGGGCGACTGGAACCGGTACTTGACGTCCTCGTGGACGATCTCGTAGACCCAGCCGACCGGCGGCGTCGTGCCGGACATGATGAACTTCGCGCGTTTCGGGGCGTCGCTCACTTGACCACCTCGTCGACCATGGCCTCGCCGATGCTCTCGGCGTCCTTGACGGCGGCGGCCACCTCGGCCTGCGCCGGATCCGGCGGCTCGCGCACGCCGACCACCTCGACCCGCCGGTACGGGTTCTTCATTCCGGCCGGCGGCTTGCCGTCGCGGTGCGAGAAGAACCAGACCGCGTGTTCCCTGAACGGGAACAGCTTGGCCGAGACCCAGCCCGTGCCGCGGACCTGCCAGTCTCCGTTCGACAGCTGGACGATCTCCAGCGGGTTCCCGGAGAACGGGCAGGTCGGGACGGCCTGTTTGCTAGGGCTCTTCTTTGCCGGGCGCGGCATCGTCGGCCTCCGGAGCGGCTGCCTTGAACAGCTGCGGGTTCATCATCATGTTGATCGAATCGTTCACCCAGAAGCCGGTCTCGCGCATCTTCGCCATGACGTGCTCGAAGTTGCGGGCCAGACCGCCGTGCTTCTGCACGTACGGAGCAAACAGCTCGGCCAGGGCCTCGTACGCGGCCTCCTGGGCCTCGATGAACGCCTTGGCGCCCTGCGGCAGCTCGGCCTGCGCCGGCGGAACGAACTTCGGATCGGGACTTTCTTCGCTCATTTTCTTTCTTCTCCTATGCGCCGGCATGCTCGTACGCCCTGGCGTCCAGGTCGTACTTCCGGGCCGCCTGCCTGAGCCCGGAACCAAAAACCTTCGGGGCCGCGCTGCCCCACGGTCCCAGATACTTTTCGAGAATCGTGTCAGCTCCCGCGATCAAATTCAAGACAAATCTCAGCACGCCGACGGCGATCGACATGGCGTCCTGTTCGTCGGGCGACTCGCCGGATTTCATTTCCCCGCCGTCGCGGATCGACGCCTTCTTCGACAGCAGCCGGTGCGGGCGCTTGTTGGGCTCCAGCGGGCGCCGGCAGAGCTGCTCCGCCGCGACCATCGGGAACGCGCGCATCTGGCCCGCGCGGACGAATTCCGCCGTCGCCGCCCACAGCTCCGTGCTCTGGTTGTAATACTGGTCCGACGCCTTGCGCGCCAACCCGCGGACCATGGGCAAATCGGACGGCTTGGCGTTCGACACGAACCGGTGCACGGTCCAGCCGTACTTCGACTTCATGTGGTCGGCCACGGACTGCGTCGCGCTGTCGTCCACCCCGACCAGGTGGGCCGGAACCTGCAAAAGATCGGCGTAGTCCTTCAGGGCCGCGCCGACCTGGTCGGTGATCGGGACCTGCGACGACGCCTCGATCTTGGCGTATCTCGGCTCGTGGCAGAGGATCTTGAGCAGCCCGTCCTTGTCGAATCCGGCGGACAGGGCCTGCATGACGGCCCGGTTCCCGCCTTCCGAGAACGCCGGGTCGCAGCCGAGCACGGTGACGGACGGGCCAAGCCGCCAGGTCACGTCCTCCGTGGCTCCGGAGCGCATGAACTCAGCCATGGACAGCAGGGTCTGCTTGCGCCCCTGCGCCGGCGGGAAGCCGCGCACCATGGTCCAGAATTCCGGGTCGTCCTCGTTTCCGCCGACGTCCTTGCGGATGTCGTCGAGCTTCTCCTTCGTCAGCAGGAACGCCAGCTTTTTCTCGGGATGGATGATTGCCGGGCTTCTCAGGCCGTCGTGCCTCCGGATCTTTCCGTAAGGACTGAACCATTCTATCGAGGTTTCCGGGTCGAGGGCGGCAAAGCCGCCCGGCAAATCGGGTTTAGAGTATTGCGCCGCGAGATCCGTGAACGAGTCGGGGTTGCAGAGCCCCACCAATTTGAAATCCTTCGAGCCGATGGACAGGTTCGTGCGCACGCGCATGGCGGCCGGGCGCATCTGCGACAACTCGTCCAGGACCAGACGGACGTACGGCAAATGCGCGCCCTGCAGCTTTGCGCGGGCCTCCTGCTCCGTGCCCTCGGCCACGGCGACGCCGCGGATGGACGCTTTGTCGGTGGCGACGCCGAGCTCGTCGTCCTCGTCCAGGATGATCGCGCTGTCCGTCTTGCGCAGCTTGCCGGGCATGTCGAACAGCCGGTTCGCCTTGACCAGATGGAAATACCGCAACACGGATTCGTAGGAACGGATCTTCAGCATCTGCAGCGAAGTGGAGGCCAGGATCGTAACCGTCTCAGCCGGGTCCACCATCCAATCAATAAGCGCAAGCGCGCCGTAATCGTTGCTTTTTCCCGAGCTGGCGCAGCCCCACGTGATGATGAACCTCTCCGTCGTCCAGTCGTAGACGTGCTGCTCGCTCCACTCGTGGCGGATGAATTCCTTGCGCGGGATCAGCGAGTAGATCGCCCGCCAGAAGCACTCCCACGGCTCCTTCTCGGTGCAGGCCTTGTACTCCGGCTCGCGCCAGTGCTTCCAGACCTTCAAGTCGATCAACGGGTCCGGCAGCGCCTCGGGCCACAGCATGCCGTACTTTTCGCGGTAGCCGTCCATGCGCTCACGCCCGGAAATGGGCAAGGTACCCAACGCCTTCGACGGTAAGTGCGCGCAGCTCCAGCTCGAACCGGCCTTCCGCGTAGCGCTTCGTCGTGGTGCCGGGGGTGCCGTTCTTGTTGGGCCAGTACGGGTCGCAACGGCAACCGGGACTGGCGAGGGCCGCCTGGACGCCTTCGGTGCAGAAAAAGCGCGAATACAGCCCGACCTTGTACGAAATCCAGTCGCCGAGCGCGGCCTTGACGAGGAGCTGGCCAAGCGCGACCTTGTCGTATTGCTTCCCGGCGACGTTCTCGCTCCACCACCTGGCCGCGGCGGCGAGCTGTTCGTTCGTGGCGCCGGCCGGCCGGCCGACAACGATGCGGTGGCCTTCCTCGACGCAGGCGCGTTCCCACTCCTCGATGGGGGTGTAGACGCACGAGTTGACCTTCCCGCCGAGCGCGTCGCCGATCTTGAGAACGCCGTCGGACGGGTCGACGACGAACATGGCGTCGTGCGTCAGGCCGACGATCGTGGCGACGTAGGCGTCGTAGCCCATGATCGGCAGTTTCCAGATCGGCTCCGTGCGAACGCCGGTGGCCATCAGGATCCCCTTCGAGATCGGGGCCGAGGCACGGCGGCCGACGTGCAGCCCGGGGACGAGGTTGTCGCGGTCGAAGATGCGGACTTGCGCGCTCATTGCTTGTGCTCCAGAAGTTTCAGCCGCTCGTTGTGGTCGGCGAGATTGCTGCGGACGTAGTCCTCCCACCACTTCGGCGGAAGCTGCAGAGTGGCCGGGAGCGACGCCAGCTTGACGTTGATGTCGTTCATGCCCTTGATCCACTCGGTCTTCATGTTGGACATCTCGCCCCAGATCTTGGTCAGTTCGCGGGCCTGGGAAGCGGCGTAGTCGGCCTGCATCTGGCTGTTCCATCGGTTGCCGCTCGTCTCGGCCTTCCACAGCTCGAGCTGCGTCGTGCGGATGTGGAGATTCACGATGAACGCAAGCCCGGCGACGGCGATGGCGTCCATCAGCCAGCCGAGGACTTTCCACGACAGGTCGTCGAACTTGCGTCTGTTTTGAGGTTCGGAAGGGGTCACGGCCAAACAACCTTGAAAACGTTCGACCGTTCCTTGACGTTCCGGCCCGTCGAACGGGCGAGGCCGGAAACCATCACGTAGAATTGCTCGCCGGACTTCGGCGTCCACTTGTTGAGCGGCGACACCTTGAAGTGGTCGCCCCTGCCGGTCGACTTGTCTAGAACCCACATGGGCTTGGACGTCTGCCCGACGCGGAGCCATTCGAAGGTCGCGGCGTACCACCGGCCGTCCACGTTGACGATCGCCCAAGGATTGGCGTTCACGCCGTCCACCGCGGGCCAAACCTTCGTCTTGTCGTATGGGAAGCTGATCGCGCCGTTGGAGACGGAAGCGGTCATTTTCGCCGTCTGCGGCCAGTCGCGGACGTTGGCGTGCAGCCAGACGACGTCTTTCAGCTCCGCGGGCCAGTCGCCGGCGGAGGGCGCCGGCGGAGCCACCGGCTTCGCGACGCCCTTCAGGGCGGCGAGCGCGTTGGCGTCGATCTTGGCGTTCTGGTCGAAATGGTAATAGATGAACTTGCGACCGGCGTCGGTCACCTTGCGGGCGTAGCTGCCCGTGACGCCGACGTCGGCCGTGCCGTACAACGCGCCACCGTTGAGCTCGCGGATCAGCAGGCCGTGGTCCGACATCACCCAGGCCGCGCCGCTGCCGGCGTCCTTGGTGCTGGACGGATGGACGCAGCGCTGGCCCATGCCGTCGTTGCCGGACGGGCGGGCGCCCCAGTTGTTCACGAGCTGCGCCTTCGGGGCGTTGGCGAGGAACCAGTCC